CATCTCCTCAACAAACTCTGTAGACACAAGTGGGCTGTCGATACATGACCATCGCCTAGTCCACCAGCTCTTTGATAATCTGGTTTGTGTTTCGTAAAATGTGCCAGAGGATCTCGTCGGGTTTGATAATAATAACGTGGTTGCGCTGTGACCAGACATTGACCCAGCCGCCGCTTCGAAAACTTTCTCAGGCACACCAGACGCCTCATCAACTACCAATAGAACATTCTCGGAATGCACACCAGCTAATGCCTCTGGCGTTTCTGCGCGTGACGTTCTGGCAGATATAAAAGCCTCGGAAGCGGCTGACGTTAATTCCACACGATCTGATTTAGTGGTAATCAATTGCTGTAGATGGGGCGGCAACTCGTTAATCCATCGTTTTAGCTCGGCAAACAATGCGTCAAACAATTGGCTGGACGTGGGCGCTGTGACAACAACTTTATTTGGAAAACGTAAAAGCAAGTACCAAAGCATCGCCCAAGATGCCGACGTTGATTTTCCTGTACCATGCCCAGACCTGACAGACATCTTGCGCTCGCCATTAGCTATGGCATTGAGAAACTCTTCCTGATAATTATATGGTGTAGCGCCCAGCACTTCTTTAACGAATAGCACTGGATCGTCACGATAGCGCAGGACAAATTCTGTTAACGGGTTATCACTCATCTGATACATCCTCATAATCCACGTCAATCGTCTTGGCTTCGCGTTCCAGATCTTCTTTATGGATAGCCGCCAAATCGGAATTAACTTTGCGTAGGGCGTCTAGGTGCATGTCGCCAACTGAGATGTTCACGTTTGTTTGTGGCCTCGTGCCGTATCTATCTTGGTTGTACGAGCTTGCCATAAATTTACGCCATTGCACCTTCTCTCGCGTGGCGGCTATTTCACTGCTTGTCGAGCCACCATCTAAATCATCCACCATTGTTAAGCCCTGCTCGACTAAAGCATCTGCGGCGTGGCGTCTGGCTTCATTCATGGCCTTCTCATATTCTGGCACTTTGTTCAGTGACGAGCCAAGGTATTGTCTGGAACATCCATATTCTACAGCCATTTTCGTCAAAGTATTACCTGATGCGATTTGCTCAAACAGGTATTCAACTCCGCCTTTCTTCTCGACATCTGAAAGGATCTTCCTGCGTAATGCCTTGCCAGCCATTAATATTCTCCAATTTTTTTTAAATTTTACAATAGGTAAGTGTTATATTGCAAGGGGGTCTAGGGGGTCACTCGTGTGTGTGAAAACATAGCAAACGCACCCCCCCGTCCAATGCTCAGAGGGGGGGGCTAAATATATCTAGTTTCATATAAAATAAACAACGCATAGCTCAGATTGCCTGTATATTGCTATGAAATCACCTAAGCTATTGTAATCATTACATAAACAGTCATTTGCACGCCTAATGTCCGATAATGTATATTATGTTAACTTTCATGATAGCCGAAAGTGTTGACATAAGATTTGCGATTTGTTACGCGCTCGCGCCCCTGCGACGACGCATCGATGTCTTTTTCGTATAACAATGCTACCAATAATTAATGCAGTAATTTGCTTGTCTCCTCAGCGTGTTGATCATGTAATTCAATGAGAGCCTCTGCTAATGACTGTATGACGATCTCAGCTCCAACTATATGTAATCGGTCAGTTATCCAATCGCATAGCAAGTCCAGCTCCTGATCGTTCTCGTCAGTATTCCTGCAATGAAGATCTAATGTTAGTTTGATGTTAAAATCTGTCACGTCAATTAACCTTGTAATGTGACCGCGTAGCTAGGAAGAGGAGATGTGCTACGCGGTCTAGTCTAGTGGGAAACATGCTGTAAATGCAAAAACAACACGTTTGGAGGGAGGAGAACCCACTAGATATAGTATGCCTCATGAAAGGCGCTGTTTCAAGCCTATACAACCTCATTTCCCAGCTCGTGAGCCAGCGCAAGGTATCCGCACCCATCAATCGAGCTATCAGCGTGAGATCCATTGCGTAACCTCGCAACCTTCAACAGCGCCATCATGTTTGCCACATCAAACGCCGTGACATCCCTGCCAAGATAAGCGCTCCACATTTGTGCTATACATCCAAAGTTATCAGTCGCACTTCCGTACTGCCTTGCCCTATCACCATTAATCAGTTGATCAGCTCTGCCAAGCACCTCTGATCTCGTCATACTCTCATCACTCATATGTCTATCTCCTGTTTTGACATCGTTACCTTCGCTCGTCCCCTCGCTTGCCTGCAAGACCCACTTCGCCATACCTTTGTTCCTTTTTACTTAACCCCGATTTTACCTATCATACTATTCCCGAATAATAATATAATAATATAATATACCTATAGGTATATATTATTATTATTATTTAGGTTACCCGATAATAATTGTAATTATTATTATGCCCCATAAGTGTTTGATATTGTTAATAATAATAGTGTTTTTTGGCCAATTATTATCGCCTATTTTACCTCACTTTTCCAAAGCTATCAGTGAACCATACGAACCCCTCATTTTGGACAATATGACCAGCAGATTGAAGGCCATTAATTGCCTGCTTATATATTTGAGGCGGATTTGCTACGCCAGCTATTTTGCCTAAGAAATGCTTTTTAATTTCTTCCTCTTCAATAACCCAGAATGTATTTGGCTCAGGCCAGCCAACGCCAGCACCATTAGATTTACCTATTCCTTCGCCTCTTAGTTGCTGGAAGCACGTCTTAAATAAAATCTGGTTTTTACCCCTGATAGTTTTCTTTTCAGCGTCAGCCACATCATCTGAAGTTGCTGGAATGATAACGCAAGTCGTGACAGGATCACCATCCATATCATTGCCCAGCTCGATCACCTTCAGCTTAAAATAAAATTTCTTTCCGCCTTCTAAATCTCTTTGCTTGGTAGCCAATGCAGTTCGCAGACCTGTCGCCTCGTCATAACTTAGCTCTATCTCAGTTTCCACAGCCGCACGCAATGAGCTGTGACCACGAGCCTTTGCTTCCAGATTTTTACCTGAGTGATGCACCAGCATAAGATGAGCGCTCGTTGTAGCCCTAATCTTATCCACAGCAGAAATCACAGCAGTTGCACTTGCAGGAGAATTTTCATCGCCAGCAGGCATTGATCGAGATAACGTGTCCACGACAATCATTGCAATGTCGCCGTGTATCCTTTTAATTTCCTCACATAGATCAACGATCTTATTCACGTCAACTTCACCATCCAGCAAATTGAGTGGCAATGGCCTCACAGCCAGCTTCACGTCTTTATGCTCTGGATACTGCTGTTTAAGCGCCACGATACGATTATGCGTGGTTGTGCCGCCTTCCAGAGCCAAGAATAACACCACGCCACCCTTAACTTTGTTTCCATGCCAATCTTGGCTCGCTGAGACATGCCACGCAATGTCCTGCACGAAAAACGATTTACCCACGTTTGATGCGCCGTACACCATCGACAACTGACCCTGACCAAACCAGCCCTTCACTAAATAGCTCCTGTCGAGCTGTGCAACTGCATCATTAGGGAAGAACACCTGATCAAGCAGGCTCTTAATTTCCAGAGCCTTTGCCGTAGCCTCTTTGCCACGATTAACCCACATATCAGAGAAATCCCAGCCTTCGACATCAGGTACAACAGATTGCACATTATGATCATTGACGCACTTCTCAATGGCTTTCATGCCTGCCTCGTCGTTATCACCAGCCACAACAATGCGTAAATTTGGGCGTGCCTCGTAAAGCTCACCTATCACAGCAGTTAAATTACCAGCCGATAATGCAAACACTGTTGGCCTGCCTGTCGCCAGATGCACTGACATTGCAGTCGCCCAGCCCTCACAGACATAAATCAGATCGTCTAGTTTGCCGCCAATAACGCTAAAATTACCAGTTACAGGCATACCAGTAGAAAATTTCTTTGATCCTGCTGGATCAATATTCTGGACGCCAACACGTTTGCCCTGAGCGTTTATCACTGGGATAACCAGCAAGTCGCCATTTATATTGGCATTACCAAGCCCGATCTTTTTCTTGATCAGATATGGATGCGTCGCCTCTGGCTCTGGCTCAGGCCAGCTTATTGTATATTTTTTTGTCACTGGCTTCTCATTTTCATCAGGCCACAACCTCTGGTTTCTCAGCGCGTCCTTTATGCCAGCAAAATCTGAGCATTTACGACAGCTCACCATCACGCAGTTCTGAGCATCTTCTCTGATCCAGAAACGATCTACACCTTGGCATACTGGGCAAGCCCCATGATATTCGCCAATGGCAGTCTTTTTCAATGATAATGCACTTATAATTTTACTTGAATATTGATCCCAGTTTGCATTTGGAAATTTTGTATTTTGCATTTTATCCCTTCCTCAATTTTTGTTTACGTTAGACAAAACCTCGATAAGTTCTGTCTAACGCTGTGATTATTTTAAAATGGAATGTCATCTTCCAGATCATTTGATGGTGTAGGTGTAGCTGGCGGCAATCCAAATGGATCTTGTTCCACACCATTTATTGGCGTTGCACCACCAGAAAATCCGCCTGCAACTTCAGTAAATGGATCATCTGCTTCCTGCTTTTCAGCTAATTCCAACACTTGCACTGCTCGTAATCTCAGAGATACACCATTAATTGTGCCTGTATTGTATGGCACTACTGTCACTGCGATATTTACAGTTGACCCAGATGTCAGCTCAAATCCATCAGGTAATTTTTTGCGTGATGCATCGACCTGACGTGGTGGGTTTGTAGCTTCGCCAGAGTAAGCGCCTTTTAGTTTAGCTTTGCCAATCCAATCGCCCTGCTTTGCGTCATCGCGCTTGTATGGCAAACTTAATGGTTGCTCAGGCCACTTGCGCTTACTTGTCTCTAACGCCGCCGCATTTTTATATGACTGCATACAAATTGCGTTCAGCTCTTTGCACTGCTCACCTGTAAGGTTAAACGACATCTCGTAAGCCGCCCCCTCATCTTTTGGATCGCACTTGACTGATTTGTAATCTTCCTGATCAAATCTGTATGTAGCGTTTAGTCTTGGATATAGCGCTTTCACGCCGTTTATTATGTGTTGCATTTGGCAACTCCTTTTTGTTGTACGCAGTACCCCTGCGCTGGGATTAGTTTATAAGCCGTGATCTTCATCAAGATAAGCTGGAAGATTAATTGTATCCAGCTCAGGCCAGCCAGTGTCAAAAGTGTTTGTATCTTGTGCCACTTTGATTTTTCGCAATGTCTTAAACATCTCTGCCTCAGCATATTTATTGTATTTATCTGACATCTCATAGCAGGCTGTAGCGTATGAGCCTTTTTCAGTAGCAATAAATATAAAGTTTGTAGTTTCGTATCCGCATAGCTTTAAGACATAACGATAAAAACATGCCTGCAAATCATAACGAAAATTTCTAACAGCCTTATCAAAGCCGCGATAAGATGCGTCCAAGCATGACTTTAGATCTATTACTATGCCAGCCTCTTTTAACAATCCATCTGGACGAACCTTGAGTTCTAAACCTGTTTCTAAACACGTCGCCATAAAGCTATATTCAGCCAGCAGATCTTCATTGGTTAATAAATTTCTAGCCATTTTGTTTTGCAGGCAACCATCGACCATTTTCTGACACTGCTCGTATTCACCTGTTGGTAGCAATATCTGATCATCACCTAAAAAATCTTCCTGCTCTTTCCAAGCCTTACTACCACGCCGTGATAGTTCTGAGTTAATCACAAGGTTTTTCTCTGGCTCTAACAGCATGGCGTGAAACGCAGATCCTAAGATCATAGCTGGCGTGGAATTAAACTTAGCATTCTTCCAGTGGTACAATGATGACGTTGCAACTGTCTTCACAGCGCTTGACGAGATTGCAGGCAGTTCGTGGTATGCCTTATTTGACAGCTCTTCGCTGGGTATTATCTGCATTTATATTCTCCTAATTTACTTGTTTAAAACTTCTGCGCCATATAGCGCAATGAGTGCCGCTTCAGCGCGACCATCATCTTTCTTCCTGACAAACTTCTCAGCATAATCAGGAAATCTCTGCATTGCCAATTGGCGGCTGGTATCTTTGTCAGATGTCAGGCCAAAGTGTTTCTTCCATTTCTGAGGCGTGACTAAATGCATTGGCGTTTTGTTAGCCGCCACACATGCAATCAATGCGCCATATCCCATGCCAAATCTAAACGTGGCAACCGACGATTGGTTTGGCCTTGATGCCACCTGTTC